GTAGCGAAGAAGCCATAGATGCTTTCACAAAACTCGGTGTATCTAAACAAGAACTTGAGACATTAAGCGATGAAGCATTATTTAATCGCGTGATACAAGGTCTTGCTGGAATGGAAAATGGATTTGAAAAAACTCAAATCGCCATGGCAATATTAGGAAAAGGTGCTGCTGGATTAGAGTTTGATAAACTCGCAGCAAATCTTAACAAAGCAAGTGATCCAGAATTAGCAAGACGATTTGAACTCGCAGCAGATGCTTTGGATAATATAAGCATAGCGTTCCGTGAGTTACAGTTGGTAGCATTACAAGTCATCACACCAATATTAGAAAAGTTAGCAGAGTTTGAGTTCACAGCAGAAGACGCACGAAAAGCGATACAAGTATTAGGCGCGTTGATAGCGGCAGCATTCGCAGCAAGCGTTATTGCTAACATGTCTAAAATTATTAGTCTATTCCAGACTATGGGTCAAACTATAAAAAGAGTTGCTACAGTACAAGCATTTTTGACAGCATTGACCGGTAAAGGATTAGCATTAGTAGCAGCAGCAGGTGTTGCTGCCACTGGAGCATATATCGCGCTTGGTAAAGCGATGGAAGAGGCTGCTGATGAAAAAGAAAGACTAGAAGGAGATACAGCAGCACCAGGAACACCAGATACAGGTGGTGGAAGAACTGTTGGACAAAGTCCAGAAGAAAAAGCATTAGAATCATTAAAAGCGCAAACTGTAGAGATGCGCAGAAAAAATGATGAAGCAAACAAATATCAAAGACTGATCAATAGTACGATAGGTTTATCTGAGCGTGAAGCCAATCTAATAAAAAGTACTGCCGATCTTGAAAGATCAGCAGCAAATGAAAAAATGGCTATTCAAAAACAGATTGATATTGAACTCAGCAAAGGTAAGGATACTAATCAGGAGATTGTCGCTGAATTACAAAAACAACTTGTTGAAGTTGATAAACAACTTGGTATACAGAAACAATTAAAACAAGAAGAATTAACAAGATTAGACCAACAAAAACAGATAACACAAGAGATAAATCGTCAGGCAACCATAGAACAATTTAATCAAGACGTAAGATCACAAAAATTAAAAGATGATTTATTACAAGAAAAACTTAGAGGTGAGTTAACTCAAAGACAATATAAGATAGCATTAGAACTAGAAAATGCTTTATATAAATTTGAACAGCAACGCATCAATTTAGCAAAACAACGCGCAATATTAGGTACTGGAATTACAGATCAAGAAAAAGCGGATTTAGATACTTTAGAAAGTTTAAATGAAACCCGTTATAGAAATGAACTAGCGAGAATAGCGCAACTAGAAGGTATAGAGACTAACAGAATAAATGATTATGCTGCCGGAACCATAAATGCTTTAGAACAAATATCACAAGCATTTGAACCATATAAAATGGCACAAGATGCTGTCATGATGACATGGAATAAGATAGGTAGTGCTATTGATAACTTTATAGAAACAGGTAAATTTAAATTTAAAGATTTTGCGGCAAGCATAATCGCTGATCTTGCTAAAATGATAGCCAAAGCACTTATTTTCAAATATATTTTTGAACCAATCATGGGTGCTTTAGGATTAAGTATTCCTGGTAGAGCAGCAGGTGGACCGGTAAAAGGTAATCAACCATACATTGTTGGTGAGAAAGGTCCAGAACTCTTTGTACCAAAATCAGCAGGAACTGTCATACCAAATAATAAATTAGGTATGGCTACACAAGCAGAAGGTACTGGACAAGTCAACGCACCTATCACTAACAACTATATCACCAATAATATCAATGCTGTCGATGCTAAATCAGTAGCACAACTATTCTCAGAGAATCGCAAGACGTTATTGGGAGCAGTCGCCACAGCACAACGTGAGATGCCTTACATGGCATGATGAGGAAATAAAATGTCAGGATTACAGACCATCATAGATAATTGTAACGGCATCACGATTAATCGTCGTAAAGTCGTTGGAATACAAATCACACGCAACGAGATACCTCGCGTGAGCCTAACACCAACTAGACAACCATGGCGCTTCACGTTAGATATGCCAAGTAGTTTTAGATATAACGAAGCGCGTAGTTTGATCGAAGCGATTGATACACTAGATCGTGTGACTCCAGAAATAATCACATTCAGCAACAATGCTTGCTTGAGTTGGATATTTAGATATCAAGGAACTATGAATACTAGTCAGATCAATGGTATAACAGTACAAAGTTTTACTGGTAATCAGTTAGTATTACAGAATCTTCCTGCTATAGCAAGCACTAGAGTCTTATTTGAACCAAATGATCTCATACAGATCGGTACGCATACATTTCCATTCACTAGTACAACACGCATAACTCGTGGTACAAGTGCTACGGTAACTATCACAACTAACAGACCAAACATCATATCAACTAGTGTTGTAGGTGATAATATCACAGTAGGTAACAGTTGTGATTTCTATATGTTCTGTCCAAACATGCCAACATATAAATTGATACCAGGTGGTTATGTAAGATCAGGAACAACGACAGTCAATAACGCATACATAGAATGGAGTGATGCGTTTGAACTATATGAGTATGTAGGTACAGCATAATGGATATCATACCAGAAGTCGGTAATAATGCTACAGAGATAACGAATGCTGAGTTTGTCAAACTTACCATATACAATGAATTTGGTAACACGGCAAACACAAATGTTTATACTTTTAGTAGTAGTTACAAAGAAGAAACTATAGCAAATACTGTCTATGATCCACTTGGTGGATTGTTAGCAGTTGGTGCGCAGAATCGTGATCTACGTGTGACGGCTGGTGATACGACCATATCATTGAGCGGCGTAAGTGGCAACAGCATATTCATCGTGTTAGACAAGAAGATACGCGGTAGCGAACTAGAGATATTGCGTGGATTCTATGATGCCAATATGAATCTAACAAATACATATCAACGTTTTACTGGTATCGTGACTAGTTACAACATTAGTGAAGATCGCGAAGAATTAGAAGATACCTTTACCATATCATTGAACGCAAGCAGTTATAAGATCGTGCTTGAAAATCGTATCGCAGGAAGAAAGACAAACAAGGAAAGTTGGCGATACTTTGATAGCAACGATGCTAGCATGGATCAAGTCTATAGCATCGCTGGAGTACAATTTGATTTCGGACAAGATCCTAAAGGTAAGACTACTGTACCAGGATATGGTAGCGGTGGCGGTGGCGGAGGATTCCCACCAGGATTCGATCCTACTAGAGGTTTAAATCAGAACTAATGAACATTAGATTAGCAAATAAATTCGATCAACCAGAGATACTTGAGATGCTACGTCATTTCAGGGAACAGACGCCTATTGAAGATATCAAACATTGTGATAATGCTGAATATATCAGTTCGCTTTATCATGCTTTACTTATAGGTGGCGGCATAGCATTAGTCTGTGAGATCAATGACAAGATCGTAGGCATGATCTTAGGTATCATCGAACAGAGCATATGGGATCCTGATAAGTTTTTATTGCGTGAACTTGTTTATTGGGTAGAACCAGAAGCGCGTGGTACCACTGCTGGTTACAGATTGTTGAAAGAATACAACAAACTAGCAGAACAACTCAAAGAACAAAAACGCATACAGATGTATACCATGACCAAGATGGTCAATAGCCCAGATATTGACTTTAATCGTTTTGGTTATAGGAAGATCGAAGAAGTATGGGTAGCAGGAGCATAACATGGGTATAGTATCAGCAATCGTAGCAGCAGTAGCAAAGATAACGATTGGCGCAGTCGTCAAGTTCGTAGCAGGTACTATATTGAGCATAGGTGTCAGCCGCCTCATGGCAAAACGTGCTATGAAGAAAGCAAGTGCCGGTGGAGATGGTGGCGCACGTATACAGTTACCACCTGCTACAGACAATAAACTACCTGTAGTTTATGGATCAGCATTTGTCAGCGGACCTATCACTGATGCTAAACTAAGCACAGACCAAAAGACTATGTGGTACGTTGTTGCGTTAGCAGAACATAGTGATGATCAAGGTGGCGGTGGTGGCACTTATACTTTTGATACAAGCAATATCTATTATGATGGTAAACTAGTAACCTTTTCTGGTGGTACTGCGCAAGTAGCAAGTTTGACTGTCAATAATCAAGGTACATCGCAGATCGATACCAGAGTCAATGGTAAATTATTCATTTACTTGTTTACTAATGGTAGCAGCAGTGGCGTGAATACAGGTGGTCAAAGTGCCATCACGATATTACAAGATAGCCAGATACCAGCAGCACAACGTTGGACATCTGATCATACTATGACCAATACATGTTTTGCTATCGTCAAAGTAATCTATAACACTGACGCTGGTACTACTAATCTTGGTGCTATAGCATGTAAGATCACAAATAGTTTAACTAAGCCCGGCGAATGTTTAAAAGATTACATGCTCAATACACGTTATGGTGCTGCGATACCATTAGCACGTATCGATACTGATAGTCTTGACGATCTTGACACATATAGCGATCAGAATATCACATACGTACCAGTTGGTGGTGGTAGTGCCACACAAGCACGATATCGCATCAATGGACCATTAGACACAGCAAATGATTGTTTGACTAACTTACAGGTATTAGTTGATGCTTGCGATAGTTGGTTACAATATAGCGAACTAAGTGGTAAATGGAAAGTAGTCATCAATAAACCATATGATGTTGCTCCAAATGCTGAGACATTAGGTGATCTATTCTTAGTTGATAGTAGTAATCTTGTAGGTGGTATCACGATCAATCCTGTCGATCTAAATGAGACTTATAACGAAGTAGAAGTCGCATATCCAAACAAGAATATTAAAGATCAGACTGATTTCCAAGTACTAGAACTCGAGGATTATCAAGCGACATTATTGAGTCCTAATGAAGCGATCAATAGATTGAACGTACAGTTGCCTGTAGTCAATGAAGCAGTACAAGCAAAATATTTAGCAGTGCGCAGATTATTACAGAGTCGCGAAGATTTGATCATCGTGTTCCGCACTGACTATAGCGGCATACAAGTATTAGCAGGTGACATCATACGTGTCACACATCCAGTATATGGTTGGACTGATAAGTTGTTCCGTGTCAGCAACGTAGCAGAAGAAAAATATAGTGACGGTACGCTTGGTGCTCAGTTAGTAGCATTTGAGTATAATGGTACGATATACAATGACAATGCTATCGAAGATTATATACCAGCATTCAATACAGGTTTGACTGATCCAAACATCATCAGTCAACCTGGAACACCAAACGTAGCATTGAATAGCGATGCTACAGGATTAGTGACAAGTTTCAATATAGAATCATGGGTACCTGATGAAGGATCTGTGATGTATATGGATTTTAACTATGGTAATACGAGCAACGTAGAAGAACATGAACGTTTGCGTACAGTAAGCACTGGTGGTGGATTACCATATGTTAATAGCGATAGCGCGAATGCTGTCTATACTACATTGGCTATAGATGTCAATGATTTACCTGCTGGTAACTATTACTTTAGTACTACAGCAAGAAATGATTTTGCTGGTAGGGTCAGTAATGCTACAGCAGGAGCATTTAACTGGGCTGGCGCGAATGTCAGAGAATATGATCCAAATACAGGTAATGGTGGTATCATAGGTAATCAGATACAACCAAATACGGTTACCGGAAATAACATCGCTACTTATACGGTCACTGGTAATAATATTGCTAATAATACTATCACTGGCAACAATATCGCAAACTATACTATCACAAGCAATAACTTAAGCAATACTGGTGCTGCTGGTAGTTATTCTTATGCTAATATTACTATTGATAATGCGGGTAGAGTCATAGCAGCAGCCAATGGTAACATAAGTGGTGGTAACGGTGTAGTCGTATTCAGTCCAGATCAACAAGTTGGTAGTGGTGGCATATTAAACGTATGGACTAGCACAAGCAGATTATCAAGCAATACTTATAATATCGTTGGTGGTAGACAATATGAAGTCAATCCAAATACTGGTGGTATCACTAGCAATACTTGGAGTCCAAGTTTACCAAATGATTACAATCCATGGTATTACAACACTTCAAGCACTACAAATGGATTTAACGCGAATAGCACCGCAATATTCAGTCCAGCAAACGCAGCATTACAAGAGATAGGAATATTTGATACTAGTAATGTTTTCACAAGCGATGGTGTTTATGGTTGGATACGTGTGATCAGCAGTGCTGTATCCGCCGATAGTTTACCAGCATTCATTGCCACTGTAGAGATGATCAGTCCAACATCACAGACTATACAGATCATAGGTGGCGCAGATTATGTTTATACAAATACAACTACATATCAATCATTCGTTGATTATAGCAGCGTGAAAAATGTGACATTGTCCGCAAATGTACCGCATTTTGAGACGATATGTTATGTACCAGAAAGTCAACCAACACCACCTAGTGGAAATATCGATATAACTGGTGTATTCGTAGCAGTCAGAAATCCAAA